TATTTGAATTTTTAATTACCACAGGAATAATCTCAGGCGTGTTTGGTTGTTGGATTCTTTCCCTTGTTATCCATACGTTCTCGCTTAATAATAGCTCCTCAAAGTATTTATTTGCAAACTCAGGATAGTAACCACTTGAATGAATATGGGTTTGTTTGGCCTGTGTGTTTAGTATTTTAACAGTAGGGTCTGATTGTGAGTAAGTAGGTGCAGTTGCCTCAGCCGAGTAAGCCAAAGTATTTGCTTTGTAGTTTTCTTTTGTTTTAGCCATCGTCTTGACTTCTTTAAGGAAAAACCACAAATCCTGTAATACCCCGAATCTGTTTACAAAAGTAACCTTAGTTCCTACACCGTATTTTGTGCAGCTTATTCTATTAATAGTTAAGAGTATACCGTCAACAGTTTTGCTTGTGTCTGTTGTGATGTAAGCCTGATAACTGATAACACCATTCGCAGCCATAAAACCTGCAAAACCTGAAAAACCTTCAGGAACAAATATTACGAAGTCATCGTTTGTAGCCGCTGTTGCAGGAGTCTTTTCTGCCAGTAACCAAGTAGCAGCAGTAGCAGCTCTGTCACGGTATGGAATAGGTGAATTTGTGCCATCAATAAAAAGGCTGTAACCCTCGTATCCGTCACCGCCTAATGTATTCACCGAAGCTATTAAGCTGCCTCCACCATTTGCTAAAGGATAAAATGTAATGGTAGATGTAAAGGTTATTTTTTGTGGTACAGGAGTTGCAAAGGTTTCACTAAAAGTTACCTGCAAGTAGTCTCTGAGTAGCTCTGCAATCTCAAAGGTTACAGGTTCGTTTTGTGCTGCATCTTTTGTTATTGTATATATAACAGACCCGCCTAGAGACAGTCTTAATGTAGCTGACTTAACAGCCGCAGATGAATTTGAAGCCTGTGAATATAGTGGGCTTCTTAAACCGTAGTTAGTTGGCATATCTTATTGTTTTTGTCCAAAGACCATTTGAGATTCTATGTCTGCTGTAAAGGCTTTAGACATTTCTAATTCATATTTTGAAACCCCAGCTCTAAAAGGTTTAGTAAAAAACATATCTGCTCTGATACCTTGAAAGTATATTTTTTTGACAATTAGATATCTCATTGATTTGTAAGACATAAATTTTCCAGTCTTTTTGTCTTTCCATTGAAACTTCTTTTGTCTCAACCATTTATCAATACCTTTTGTTAATCCGCCTTTTGGCCCTGTTCCGCTTCCATATTTAAAAGGAGATAAAGCAGATTCAGGATAAGTTGAATTTACACCCTTGACCCCTCTGTCAACAAAAGCCCCATAGTCTTCCATAAGAAACTCAACAAGCATTGCTGTATCATCTTCTACTATTTTATACTTGAGTGAGTTGTATAAATCACCACCGCCTTTTTTATCTTTGGTAAGGTTAGACTTTGATTGCTGAATAACGTATTTAGCGTAACGAGTCATCACCGCTTCTAGCTGTTTCATTAGCAGATGTATATGTCGTTATATATCATAATATCCATAGTCACTGACCACCCTGCAAGTTGATTCTCAAACCTGTCATAGAATGGTGTGAGGCTTGGGCTTCCGTCTAACTGGTACATATCTGTGTATAGTGTACCCATTCTAAGGCGTTGTATTAGTCTATTTAAAACAGCCAATTGTGTGTTTAATATATCCTGTACATCGTTGTTTCCTCTGAACCTGTCAACCGTTGGGTCTTTGGATTGATTAACAATGTCACAAGCTAGAACGGTTATGTTAAACCTCAAGACCTGCTCTTCATCTGTGACGCTATTAATTATAATATGACCAAGGGGAAAGATGTCCTGCTTGTTTAGATTCACGTCTGTGATGTCTCCAGTAGTTACAGTATTGATATTCTGATCTTGCAGAAGCTCAGTCTTTATTGTTTCGGTTAACTGGTAAAAACCCCTTACGCCTTGGTTACTCATTTAAAATTCTTTTTTATTTTTTTTGATTCTAGTTCTGATTTTTCTTTCATATACTCTAAAGTGTATAAGCAAGTATGCACGTTTAATTTAGTGATATCCTCAAGTCTTCTAATATCTCCTTGAGCGAGTCCTGTGAATAGGCTTTGATACCAGCCCCATTTTCTTGAAAAATTTGTTGATGAATCGAGTTGTCCCTCTGATGCTCCTCCAAATAATCCATCATAGTTTTCGATAAGTCTATTCCTAAATTGTATAAAAAAAAACTGCTCCTAAAACGACATCAACAGGTATGTCAATCATTTTGTCTTTTGTGTCAACGTCATAAACAACGATCATATACTTGTCCCCTATCTGCTCTTTAATTGGTCTGTATAGTACGTTCATTGCAATGTGCATATTTTCCCAGTCACCCATATAGGTATCTAAGTCAATATACTCACCCAAAGACATATCGTCAAACTGAGGAATAAGGCCGTATGTTATTTTGCCTAGCTTGAAAGTTGTAATTAAATCAGGCTTACCGTTTAGCATTGTAGTTAGAATGTCTACAATTCTGTTTGCATCTGTTACCTTCATAAGACGTACAGACTTTGCGTCTAGGTTGCAAAATATCTCTATCATCTTACATTGTAAAAAGTACTCGTCTGTGTTGTTCTCTTGTATTTTAAGGAACTTTTGGTACTGTTTTAATGTAACCTCTGCAAGACTGCTTGGTATAAGTATGTCAACTTTCATATATATATAACGTAATTAATTAGTGATTTTATAGTAGTAAATCTAAATAAAAAAAGGCAGCCATTTCTGACCGCCTATATAAACTACTCATATGTCGTGCACTTACACCCTACTTTCGATTTGCTTAACAATTTCGTCTTTAAACTCCTGCGCTAACCTAGCCCATTGAACTTGATAATGCTCGTACTCACCGCTCACTATGATTTCTAAGTCTTCAGGGTTATAGATTGCCTCATAGTATGGTGGCGTGTCATAGTCCCCTTCATCTCCAGCATAGCCAATTGAACCAATGACCTCAACTGTTTCGCTTCCGTATATAAATTCAAACTCCATATTACTTGATTATTTGCATTAGGTTAGTATTGATCTGCTTAGTTTGAGTTGGCCTTACAACATATCCGCTGTGCATTTCATCTAGTCCACACTCAGAATTTGCGTAATATACAGCATCCTTAAAGTTTTCAAACGTAGCCATAAGCTCGTCTTCCATATTTGCAAAAATTCTTGCTTCTCTTGTTACTTGATAATAGACCTCGTAATTCATAATTTTGTCTGTTTTTAATTATACCGCAATATAAGCAGAAATAGTTATTAACAAAGCGTTTCACAACTTTTATTTTTAGGATATGAAATACGTGCCTCTATTGGGGCTTTGAAGCTGGTACGATACTGCGTACCTGATAGCATCAATTAAATGATTCCACGAGTCTTGCGGGGTCTTTGATTTCTTTTCTAGCCAAGAGTAATTATTTAGCTCTTTGATTAGATTGATACTGTCTTCATCTACTACTAGGTCATAATCTTGCAGTAAAGAAATACCATAAGTAATAGAACCTTGTCCTTTTATTGCCTTGACTACGTTACACCCTTTTGATTTGATTTCAGACAGCAGCCTAGGTTCTGCGGAGTCTCCAACGATAAGGTCTCTGTCAGCGTGTTTAAGGTTCAGTTCAGCTATCTCTGATGTGGTAAGACCATTAAGGTAAAAACACTCTCTTAGATAGATGATTTTGTTTGTGCTGTCTATATTGGTTTCAACTAATGTAGAAGGATCTGCACTAAATCCGTAATCCTGTCCAAATACCGATATTGCAGTTCTTTTAAACTGGCCTACTTTCCAATTGGTAAATATCACACCTTCGGCTTTTGATAACCACCCGCCGAGCATTTGATGTTTATACTTGTCAGGTCTTCTTAGCTTGATATTCTCTATCTGTTGCAAATAGCTTTCAGATAGGTTTTTTAAATTGTCTAAATAAGTAGTATGTATGTAGGTGGTGTTTTCTTTTGTTGTGTTGCTGGATTCCATCACACCCTTATCCTCAAAAAAACGTGAGTAAATCCAATGCTCTTTAGTCACAGGGTTTAGAATCATTATAACCCTATTTTGGTTTTTAAGGTTTCTCACCGACAAATCTATCTTGTCAAAGATGTTCTCATCTACCAGCTCTTCGGCTTCATCCATTACCCACGTGCTAACATTGGTCAGAGACTTCAGGTTGGCCGTTTGATCTCCTGATGATGTCTTTATGCCCTTAAAGATTATTTTGCTCCCTGAGCGCCTATTTATGATTTCGTCTTTTGTGATGTGGAAATCTGCCTGTTTGTTTAAGGTTTCTATCTTATCGATAAACTCAGGAATGATAGAGATGTACGCAGATGCTAATGTGAAACGTGTAAACAGAATAGTATGCCCAGCCTCATAGGTAAGCAGAACCAAAAGCAGGTTTATAGAAAATGATTTTCCTGAACCCCTCCCACCTGTCACAATAAAGTACCTAGAATCTTCTGAAGATATAGGTGCATATTTCTTGTTTACTTCTATCACTTAAATTCAATGAGGTCTTTAAAGCTAACTGTGAAGCCCTCAGAAGACGTTATATCAACTGACTCTTTTGGTTTGCCGTATCTGTACCCAAAGTATAAAGACATCGCTCTAGAGTCTCCCTTGAGTATCTGTTGCCCTAGTGTTTTAATTACCTCGTCATTGTCTATCAGATTATCTAGCTTTTCAATTAGCTTAATCTCATCTGCTTTTTTAGGTCTACCAGCGCCTTCTCTAACACCCCCATTATTTTTCCTGTTGTCCATTTGATTTTATTTTGTTTAATCAATCTATTTATATAACGAATTTAATTTACTTATTTTTTTTCATATGGTAAAATAAGTATCCGTTCCATAAAAGAAGCAGGGTCAGAACGATTATAATATCAATCATATTTCTCAGCTCTCTTTTTTGCTTTAAGGTATGTCAACCTTTCACGCCTAATCATATATAGGCACATTACGGTCACTATTAAAAGACTAATCATTCTCTATTCCGTTGTTGTCTAAATCTCTCTGCATTAGTTCTAATAGGGTCATATTGTAAATCTTAAAAAGAGGGGTCAGCTTGTATTTAACCAAAAGTGTTTCCCTTCAAGGGATTAATTTATAGTGAACCGCCCCTCTCTTTGCTTTAATAGTCTATAAGGGGGGCATTTTAATCCTTGCCTACTCCTAGTACAAATATTTTCCGCACCCCCCTCATATGTCGTCTACTTACCTTATGTTTTTAAGCCAAGTTTTTTTAATTGCTTTTATCTTGCTCCTTAACTCCTGCGTTCTATGTGTGGGGACATCTATCACTAAACTTACCAATGAGTGTTTAAGTGTGTTTTTAAGTTCTACGTGTTCAGTCTCTAGTTTAACATACTTTTTTTCTAAGTAGGTTATTTTGTCTATCTCATCAAATGGCACGTTGTCAGTAAAATAGAATTTCTTTTCTAAGCGTCCCAGCTTTATGTTTTTTTTCCTGTATATAGGATACATCTTTACAAGGTGCATAGCTGTTGAATGATTCATATGCTTTCCGTTTTTATTAAAAATTTCAGCTATATAAGTCCATCTCATTTGCAGCTTTTCCCTAAGTATCCAACACACTAAAGATCTGTGTTCAACATAATCTGCCATCCTTGTGTTTGCATATATGTCTATTCCTGATATCTTTTTAATCTCGGTTGTTATTTGTAGGGGTGTAGGGTTTTTTTTCATTACTCGGTTCTCAATTTTAATAGGTTATAGCATTCAATATATCTCTGTCTTGCCTTTCCTTTGTATTCTTTTTGAAATAGCTCATAGAGTTTTCTTGTGTACTGGTATTTAGTGTGACAGTCTGCAAAGTATTTCTCAGCAAACCTGACTCCACGTCCCCTAAAGAAATTGACGTTATCAGACGGATCCCCAATGATTCACTGTTCGTAGAAATTATACATAGCTTCTTCCTCGCTTATGTCATATATCTCTTTACTTTTATAGAAATAATTAAAAATTAAAGCTGGGAATTGCTTATAGTCTTTGTCAATGCTGACAATCATTACTTCATCCCTTCCTATGTCTTTGCTTATGTTGTACCAGTATCTCGCAACTACGTCATCAGTCTCTACCCCATATCCCCAAATGCTGTCATAATGTTCTTTTACAAACTCGTGCATCTCTTGTAGTAATGGAGGTAGCTCTTGTTTTTTTCTGTTTGCTTTGTATTTTTTTGTGATTAGCTTCCTAAAATTACCTTTTGAACCGCTAAAGGTTAATACCTTGTCTATTGGATAGATGTCTTCTAGGTGGTTTACTATGCCC